ATGTTCTTTTCTCCACTTACTTACCTTCTACTGTGGGTTCTATTTTCACTTGTTTTTCTAATTTTCACTTTCCTCACATTAAGCGCACTCGGTAGACAGACACGCTTTAAGCTCAGGCTTTCTATTACGATCGTTTCATTTGTTTTAGGTATTATATGCTTTTTCGGTATTTTCTCAAATAATTCAATTGAAAAAGAATGGTCCGGTATGACTAAAAGCAAACCTTCCTTTTCAATTCCAAATCCTTTAAAAAAGATTTTTGGAGAACATAAAACTGATGATAACAAGCAAGAAAAGAACACCACTGACAATAATGAAAAGACTACAACTTCAACACATAGTAAGTCATCAGATAATCATTCACCGAAATCTACGGATGACTATGAAGCGCGATACAGAATGCTGCCAAAAGATTTTGATCCAAAAGCAGACAAAGGTGAAGCAACTACTAAAAACACCGGAAAATATAAAGTAGGAAAAGATATCAAACCAGGTCATTACACTATTACACAACGCAGTCATGACATGGGTACATTTGAACAAGATAACCAGTACGATAATTATATTTTCAGTAATGCGCTAAGTGGAGATTCAAAATATATTGCCAGTAAAATTTCTACTTATTTAGTCGATGGTCAAACTGTAGTCATTAAAGGCATGAAAAATGTTAAATTTAAGCCTGAATCAACACACCCCCGTACAGATTTGAATACTGGTGTTTGGATTGTTGGTGCTGATGTAGAGCCTGGTAATTATACAGTTCGTTCTGCCAGTGTTTATGTAGCTAATTTTATTGTTAAATCACCAGATAAAAATGAAAAGATTAAAATAAATGAAGTTATCGGTAAAGATGATGAGGATGCTAAAAAGTCATTGGATGTTAATTTAAAGAAAGGTGACATTATTTTAGTTCAAGGTTCTGGTACTGTTAAACTGAAGAAATAAAAAAATCACTCCTGAAGTTGAGAATACTTCAGGAGTGATTTTTTGAATTAGAAACCGAATAATTTACCTACAATGCCAACACCGTTTTGTACGATGTCTACAATGCTAGTACCTAATTTTGCAGGATCTTGTGCTTGAGCAGCATTTACTGTATCTACGATTGCTTGAGCTAATTTTGTAAGCATAATCTATTTCCTCTTTTCTATAATTTTATTTATATTTTGGATTAATTAGTATGAATTACGCACCGATAAATTTAGAAACGATTTGGATACCGTTTTGTACGATATCTACGATGTTTACAGCTAATTGTCCACCATCTTGATTAATTGCAGCTTCAACTGTCCCTTTGATTGCGTTAAATAAGCCTTCCATAAAAATTCACCCCTATTATTTTTATTTAAAGGTTCTGCATGTGATGTTAACGTTGTTTATGTAATTCGTTGACCTTTGTTAATTACACTATACAATGATTTAAGGTGAATTTGGATGATAGTCCTCAACTCATTATGTTTCATTCAATTCTGTGCAATTTAATTCAAGTTTTTACACTTAGGCATGCCTAGGTGTCTTAAATTTTGATCTATATGATATTAGAAGTTTATTTTGTGCAATTCGGCTATTAAAGTGAAAAATCATATTGAAAATTATGATGAATGGTATTGATTTCTATAATTTAATTAGATATAATTATTCTTGTGTTAAAAAAGTGTCCTGGTAGCTCAGCTGGATAGAGCAATGGCCTTCTAAGCCATCGGTCGGGGGTTCGAATCCCTCCCAGGACGTTTATTGGTTATTCCTCGTTGTATCTCGTTATTACAAACGTTGATATGACGAGGTTTTGTTATATATAGATGTATATCGTTATCTATCGTAAAATATTTTTACTACACCAAAACTGCACCAAGATATAAAAAAGCCCACCTACTATTTAGGTGGGTAAAATTATTTATTCATTTCCCATATTTTACTTTCGATCTCTGATTTTTCTTCTGTTAATTTTTCTCTTTCTTCATCAGTCAATTTATCATGCTTCAGCATTCCCATGATACTTGCACGATTTACTAGTAGTTGCTCTTTTGTATCTTCTTCTACAAATATGTCATTTGCAAATTTATATAACTTTTCTGCTGTGTTTAATCCCAATCTGCCTAATTGACGTTCACCACTTCTTAATCGATAAATTGTGCTTTGTTCTACATCACTTTGTTTGGCAATGTGTAAGCTGCTTAAATCACTGTCTAATAATCTTTGTATTTGTTCTCTCATTTTAACCGTCCCCTTTTGTTTTTTCCTTATATATATAATGTACTATGACAATTGTCATAAGTCAATGCTTTTTATGCTTATTGTCATAATTATTTTTAGGCATAAAAAAAGCACCCACCAGTTGGTGAGTGTTAGGTTATGTTCCCCAAAGCATGTCCCCATATACATTGCCTCTAAGAACTTTATCGATAGATTTTTTGCGTTTCTTTTGGTAAAGAGATTTGCTTTTTCTATAATTCGCACCGTTATTCAGTCGAACGTTTTGCTCAGCTATATTAGTTGTAATAATCGTTAAAAACATCGCCAACGCAACTGGATATTTTTTAAATATAAATATGAACATTCTAAATGCTTTCTTTCTATCTGAAAGTTTATGTTCATTATAAATTTTCATATGAGTTCCAACTAATATTAACGGTATTAAAAATAAAGTTGGTAAACTGAATTTAACATTATGTTCATTAGCTCTCACAGCAGTAAATGTTACTGCTGATAAATAAAATAATACGATAGCACTTACAACAAAAACGCTTATAATTGTTATAAACATAACTATCATCCCTTTCTCTTTGAGCGTTCTACTTTAAATTGACGATCTTCTTCTTTTATTTCTTTTTCTTGTTTTATTTTCAATTCTCTACTTTGCTCTCTATTCTTTTTCAGATACTCTACCGTATCATTACTAGCTTTAATTTCTTCATCGTTGAAACCGTAAAGAAAAGTATCTAATATACTTATAAAAATCAAAGGTATTGTTACTCCTATAATAACACCAATATACCAAAATTCGCTAATTATAACATCGAGACCTTGAAAATTAATGACTAATACTATAATTAACAAATTAAAAAACAAGAATATAACCGGTAATATATAGCCAACCCTTCTTAAAATAACAGTAATTAGATTATATGTATTCTTTGAATAATTTTCTATTGCTATAGGAGTGAAATATAAAAACAGCCCTAACATTGTAACGGCGAAATTTTGTGTTTTAATAATTGTAACTGTATTTGCGAAAGCTGCAATTAAAAAGTACATTGCTTTTATACTATAAATCTTAGATAAACTTTTATTCTTCTCCATAATTGAACTATCTTCCTACTTTTTCATACCATTTTACAATATAATGCTAAAAAATAATAGCTTAAAATAAAAAATAGCCACCCAGTGACATTTATGGGTGGCGTAGATTTAAATAAGTGTTAGCTTACAACTGCTTTTTTATATGATTTCTACCTTCTCTGATGATGAGAGGCATACTTTCATTAAGACACTGGATTGAAAGGGTATCAACAATCGGGATTAGTTGTTAATCACGGTGTCTCTCGTGTATCTATATTATATCATAAAAAATAGGGCAAGTGCATGACGACACTTACCCTTAGTATGATAGCTATTTATATTGTAGCGTATTATTTAATTGTTCCCCATAATGGTCCTAGTTTTTGTGAAGGAGGAGGTGTACCATCCCATGTGCGTATCGGAATATAATAAAGTTTATTCTTCCATTTATATTCCAACCATACATGGTTATCTTGTAACAACACGCTAGTATAATCACAATAACCACCCGGTTGGAAATCGTAAGCATATGGACAACTTCTAAATGGTCCAGTTGTTCTAACCATAATTGGTTGGCTACCATTAGTGAAACGTGCCTTCTCACTCATATACCATGTACCATAACTGTTACGTTTCCATGCACCAGCTACAGTTGACTTAGTATTGCTTGCAGAACTTGTTTTATTAGATACAGTAGCTGTCGGTACTTTGCCTGCTTGGTAAGCTCTAATTTGCTTAATGAAGTAGTCTTTAAGTTTGAGTTTAATTGCTTGTGAAGGTACGCCTTGCGTTACTGGATCAAAACCAGCATGCAGTTTCATTGATCTGTGTGGACAGCTAGTTTGTGAGAATTCCATATGCAATCTCACTGAATTACGATTAGCTTTTAACCCCCATTTGTTTAATAATCTTGCAGCTTCTTGAAAACTCGCTTGCTCATTAGCTAGGAATACTTTATCACTTGCACCAATAGATTGACAAATTTCTATACCATATGAGTTTTTGTTACCATTCTGATTAGCTGTATGCCATGCTATGCGGCTTTCTGGCAGTGCTTGGTATACTGTGTTCCCACTTATATATGAATGAGCTACACCACCTTCTAAACGTGATAGAGGGGCATTCACTAAACCACGGTGATACGCTTCTGCTGTAGCACCAACACTTCCTGCGTCGTTGTGTAAAGTTATTGATGTTGGTTTATATCCACGATTAGGTAAACGATAACCTTTCACTTCATCACGAATATAAGTTAATTTCTTCATTTTCTTTTTAGCCGGTGTTTTCTTCTTAGCAGTAGTTTTAGTAGCAGATTGTGTTGAAACTGATTTTGCACCCTCTGATTTGTAATATGGTCTGATAAACCACATCGGGAAATCGTAATTATGAACAATTCTTTGTGCTACTTCTGTTTTTGCACTTCCCCCACCAAACCAATTTTGATCTAATGATTGGAATTTCATGTATTTACCATCATAATTACCTTTTGTAACAACAGCGACATGACCATATCCACCACCATAGTTACGATTAAATACAACTACGTCGCCTTCTTCTGCCTTGAAACTAGTTGTGTTGTTGTACACAGTTGCTTCACCTTTAAAATCATTCACGTTAGGTATGTCGGCAGCACCAGCCCCTTTTAATCCATGACCAAATAATTGATACCAATAATAATTGACACTGTCGAAGCACTGGTAGCCATAAACTTTATCAAAATCCCAACCTTTACCTTCTTGTGATTTAACATAAGCAACTGCTTCTTTCTGTGTTAATTTAGCGACCATCTTCTTCACTCTCCTTTAACACTTCATCGTCGTGGTAACGACTAGCGCCACGTTTCAATTCTTCATCATATTCATAATCTGCAACATCAAATTCTACTTCGTCGGTATCTTCAGTGAACGGTTCAGATGTATCAAATTCTGTAGGTGTTAATTCTTTTCGTTCTGGCGTAACTTTTTCATCGCTAACCACTCTCTGATACTCCACTGGATCAACATTTTCATCACGTGGTTTAGCGTAAGTTTTAGTTATGCCACTGTCTTTCACACCAACCGTAGTAGGATCAGTAACAACGCCTATACCAACTAAAAACGTAATAATTGCGCCTATCAGTCCACTTACTTGTTCAATTTCTGCAGATAAGTCAACGCCAAACGCTTCCGTTATTTGCTTAATGAACAGTAAAATGGCACCCACAATAGCAGTGAGCGTTGCTTTATTTTTAAGTCTTAATATAAAATTCATAGTTTACCTCCATAATAAAAAGCCGACTCAATGAGCCGACTTAATTGTTAGTATCTTGTTTGTCATAAAATCTATTTTCAAAGTTTTCAAAACGTGAATTTAAAGTGTCAATCTTTGAACTGATTTGCAATATTATTTTAACTTCTTCTCTTTGTTGTCTTTGTTCGTCTTTCACTTCTTTAATATCTTCAGTATTTCTCGTCACTTCGGATTCAATTCGAGTAATACGATTTTCATTATCTTTCTTATCCTTACTTATCTTCCACGCAAAAGTTGCTATCGCTAAAGCAATAGGCAAAACAGAGAAGATAAACCATGTCGTTAATTCATTTACATTCAACATCGGACCTCCCACTTTCTATAAAATAAAACCACAAGCCTAAGCCTGTGGTTGTTCTGGATAATCTTCACCAGTGATTTCTTTGTATTGTTCAGGTGTTATCCAATTTGCTTTAACACTTTCAGCAATCTTCGTTTTATCAAATAGTTTTAAATCGTACAAACGTTTAAGAGTCGTGAACATCAGACATGCCTCCCTGTACTTTTAATAATTCTGCTGTTAAATTTGCAATATCTTGGTGTAAATCTTCAATTTTAGAATTGTGTTCTAAATCGTTAGATAAAAGTTGAGTGTTCAAAAAATCGTTTGAATTGGGATTGTCTAGTTCCTGTTTAGGTAATGTACCTAACCATTCTTCTCTAGTAGCACCAATCCATTCATTGCCATTGAAGTAGAATGGGCTATATATTCCTTCTGGTGGTGGCGTTTCTGTCCATGCTTCTTCTGGATATTGATATTCTCCTTCTTCATTTTTAAATGCTAAATAAGGTGTTCCATTATATAAATATACTTGTTTAAACATTAATCTTTACCTCCTAATCGTGCCATGTAAATTCTCCATAAATGTAATCTGTCTCTACCCAGTCAGCAGTATTATAGTAGTAATTAAATTTCAATTCTCCCGTAGGTATAATATCCACAATTCCAGTAGTTTTATTTCTTGGTGTTGCAACTACAAACTTTTGATAATTCTTTGCAAACTGACTAGGCAATTCTGCGAACACGACCCCGTTTGTTAAATTTCTTGCATTAACTCTTAGTTTTCGAGTAGTTATATCACCCTGTTTAATGATTCTATAGGCACAATCAAAACCATTATCTGTGTCGTTTTTAAACATTGCATCCTTTTCCACACCGTTTATAGTGTTGTAAGGAATCCAACCTGTGTCGCTAATATCTGTAGTTAATTCTTTCCAACCAGTGTCATAACCATCAGTGTGTAGTGTTTTTACATACGTTCTGTTGAAGCTGCTTCTTGTAGCAACTATCTTACGTCTACCGTTGCTAGACACAGTGATGTCAGACTCTATGAATCCGGTGTCTGGTGTGCCATCGTCACATAACGGACCATTTACAGTTTGAGTAGATTCGTATAAGCCTGGTGGTGCTGTCAACAAGTCCAATCCAGAAATATAACTTCTAGCCCCCTGTTCGTCAGTGAATTTATATTTCTGCCAAGTCAAAGCATCTAAATCAGTAGTTAATTGTTCTGGTGTAACGAATCCATTGTCTAATACGGTTTGGTTAAACTCTGCTACTTTTGTATCAAGATGTGTTGTAGCTGTGTTTGATGTGTTAGTAATCTCTGTAATCGCATTATCTGCTGTGTTTTGTACATCTGTTTTTGTATTGTTCGATAACGTTGTAATTTCAGATGTTGCTGAATCTATTTTTGCTGTAATATCTGCTTTCGCTTGTGTAACTGTACCATCAATAGTAGCTGTACCATCTGCGACAATTTGATTTAGTTGTGTCTTACCATTTAATAATGTAGCGTTCATTTGTGCTACATAATCTTCACCGTTAGCAATCGCTGCGTCAATATCATTCACTCGCTGTTCAATGTGTATCTTCAATTGATTAAACATTCTAATATTTTCAACTTTAGTAAATGCTGAAATCTTGTTAATTAATGCATCTGCTACTTCGAATGTAAATTCTCTAAATACTGCAACTTCGTTATAGGCAGGGTCGCCATCGTGATTATTCACTGCTATATATACCTGACCTTTAACAGTAGTAGATGTAGAAGCTTGTAAGAAAGCTGTGTCCAATGTGATTTCTACTAACCCTTTGATACCGTCAACGATATTCAATTCAATAACATCTGACGCACTACCATTTGCAGACTCGAAATAAGCGTATGCTGTTAAATTATTCTCGCTGATTAATAACGGACCTTTTGAGTTTGATAGTTGGAATTGTAAAACTGCTGTGTTTTCATCTAAATTATAAAAACCTACTCCCAAATCGGAAATAGGTTTTAAATACGGTTCACTTGATAGATTGAATAAAGCTTTTTTGTCTATACTCATTGTGTTCCTCCTTATTTAATTAATACGACTGCAACGCCATATCCTTTGTTGATGTCATAAGGTGTCGTTACTTCTAACACTCTGTAATAACCGCTCACATTGTCTTTCGTTCCTATTCCCTTATCTGGTTTGATAAGGTCATTTTGTGAAACAGTTGAATCAATACGTGTAAATACTTGTCCTACAAGTCCTACAACATTCCACTCTGGACGTTCTGAACGTGGTATATAATCCTCTTCCACTTCTACATATTCAGGGTTCTTGATAGGTTGAATGACTGTTTCTTCTTGAGTATCTCCGTTTTCATCAACGAACGAGCTTGTGACTTCCTCAGTCAATGTAACGCCAAATTCATCTTTCAAGTGCTTACTCTTATGGTGGAATAATTGATCACCAAGAATAACTCCAGCAGTACCAGAAACAACACCGTAAGGAACATCGTTGCTATTTGCTTTTCTAATATAGCGACCATCTAGCGTTACAATATAACCGTTTGGTATCTCTTGCCCGCTCTGTGACTCAAAGTACTCTGCATAGTCACCGAAGTTCTGACCAGTTGAGACTGTACCTTTTGTTTGAATGTTTCCAGATGTAGCTTGTATATCAATAGTTGTATTTTCATATTTTGCACCATCTGTTCCGTAACCCATTAAGAATGCATAGTTACCTCTTGACTCAACCCCACGACTACCGACAATAGTTTGAGCAAAGTTAGGTTCCAAAGTTCTTGATTCAAGTGAATTTATTATCCCACTTCTTGACCCATAAGCGTCCGAATCTGCACCAGAACCAATGACCCAACTTCTATCACTGTGTGCGTATGAACCGCCACTTGAAGCTAGTACCGCTGAACGTTCCGCAACTGCACCCCCACCAGTAGAACCACCACTGAATCCACCTTTCAAGTTAGAGGGAACAACTTCATAATCTCTTGCTGCTATAGTTGCACCTTTTTCATACCCCTCAGCACTAACGCCTACTACATCAGCTGTATTATTGTAAAGAAACAATCCTGTTCCGATGCCTTGACCCTGTAAGTTAGCGTTGATGATACGCAAGTCGTAAATACCACCGCCACCTTCGATACCAACAGTGGAAGATGAATCCCAAATGTTAACGTTACTAATGGTAATTTTCTTACCTTTGTTATCTCCACCGAATACTTTCACATCTGCATCGGCTTGTTTGAAACCAGTAATATTTAAACCGTTTAACATAATATTACCACTGTTATATTGAACAGCAATAACTGGATTGCCTGATGAATATTTACCGTCTCCAACTGCTGTAAAGTTGTTAATGTGTACATTACGATAACCACTAATTACTAATGCTCTTGATGTATAAGTCGGAGATACTTCGTTTGGATATGGTTCAATAGCTGTACAGTTACTTAACGTAATACTGTGAGCTGTCAATGTCATTGGGTCGCCTTCTCTGTGGTGTCCGATGTGACGGAAGTTGTAAGCTCGTGTATCTCTGATCGACATATGATTAGTCACTAATACGTTACTTGCTGCAGAAACATCGGCATGACCTTTGATTTCTAACCCGCCAAAATTCATCTCAGTTTTATTTCCATCTAAGACAACGTGTTGTGAAGCATCGTCCACTTCTATACCATTACTGTTTCCACTACCTTTAGTATGGTGAGAGTAACAGTCAGTAATTAACAAGTATCTTGAATGGTGAGTCGTAATACCATCATCACCGAAACCAGACGTTTCACATTTATCAATATGAATGTAATAACTTTCTAATTCTTCATTTACTCTTACTCCGTCACCTTGATAGAAATAATCATCACTAGCAAAGGTAACGTCTATACCATGTAACAATGAATCAATAGATTTAATGTTATAAGCGTAACCATGTGTAACACCAGCGAATCTTAGGTTTGAACTTCTACTGCCACCAGCAGGCGCTAATACGTCACCTTGTCTATGTCTGTTACCGTCTATAGTAAAATTCTCTACGCCTATTTGATGTGCATTACCTGTTAAATCTTGGTTTGTAATCACAATATTTTCAGCAGGTGCATCCTCTGATAATTTTATGATTGTAACGTCCTTACCTTCACCAGATAATATTGTGTTCGAAGGTAATTTTATTTCGTTTACAATGTAAGTTCCAGCTGTCATGTGTACATGAACATTACCATTACCCATAGCGTCTACAAAAGCTTGTGTAGAGTCTTCTATACCTGTAGGGTCTGCACCGTAATCATTTACATTGACAAAACGTTGTATCTTGTCGTTTAATTCTTTATAATTGTCTGATATATTTGTTTTTAATATTTCATAATCATATTTCAAACGTGTACTTAATAACTCGTGATTAGCACCGTCTAACGATGTTCGAGCATCGTTTAATTCTGCTAAACCATCACCATTATGACCAGTAACAATTCTATCAATACGTCCGTCTTGATACTGTAATTCATCATGTACATTGGTTAAATTGTAATCAATTTGTTTTGCTTTATGTGCATGTTGTTCATCTGTCTTATGATGTTTCATAGCTTTTTCATTATCTTTGATATAGTTCAGTATGTTTCTAAAGTTCGTTACTGTTTTATATCTGTATTCTTGTCCTAATTCAATAGGAAAATCTAAATATATTCGCATTCAAATTACTCCTCCCTTTATACTAACCACGTGTATTCACCGGAAGCCCACAAATCACTATCACTACCATTTAAATAAGCTTTAACCGTTGCGTCCTTCTCAATAGAAATCTCAATAGGTGTTTTATTACCATTACTCCTAAGAACAAATGAAACCGTTTCATTGGTAAATCCTCGTGGCAACTGTGCAATTATTTGATCATGATTTATTTTTCCAATGTTCAACCTAATAGAACGTACGACAAACCACTTGCCATTTAAATCATTACCAACTCTAACTTCACGTATTGCGCATGGAGGAGCTGAACTAATGTAGTTTTTAGTGTTAGCTGTTGACACTTGATAATCAATCCAACCAGTATCGCCAACCATGTCTCCCAATGCTAAATCCATGAGTTTCATTTTGTCGTTGATTTCTACTATCTTCTCGTTGATTGCTAAAATACTTGCTGCTTTGTCTAGTTCTTCAATAGCTTTTCCACTTGTAACTGGAAAATACTCTGCACCGTCATTATCTTGTAAATATCTATGTGGTATTTCTCTAGCCATCTATTAACGTCACCCCCACGATGTCTGAATAGTTTTCCGGCAATGTAACCTTACTACCGCCAATTAAGCCACTTTGCATCATTCTATTTACTTGTTTCATACGTCTGTTCGTTTGCTGTTGTATTTGAATGTAGTCGGCTTTCGCATTACTAAACTCAACTTGTACGGGTTTATTCAAATAAGGATGCGACTTTGTGAGTTTCACGACTTTTAAATCCGTATTGAATTTAAGAGGTTCATGAATAAAACGCATAGAATTATTATCTTGAATATCCCAATTACCTAAATAGTTTGTAGATACTTCAACAACGGGCTCATCTTGTAATTGTGATTTAATTGTTTCTAACAATTCATCTTCATCCAAAGCGTTATCGTCAAATACGGTTGGTGCCTCTGCCCAGCCAAATATTTTCGCATTGGGTGACTCATAATTTGTATAAGCGTGATATATATCACTACCTTTCAAAATCGCTGTAATATTAAGCACTGTCGATTTCTCTGTGCCTACATACATACAAGGTTCAGAATTCTTATAATCCACACCAGAGATACCACCTCTGAAGATAGCTTTGAATTTGTGAGTACCTTTCTTCAAACCCTTAGCAATAATAATTTTTTCTGTGGTAGCCGTTTTGCTGTAACATTGGTAGCTACCTATATGCTCATCGTCTAAAAAGACATCGAGTTTACCACCTTTTGACATCTTCTTAAGACTCCACTCAAGCGTTTCATTACCCCATTTACAATTAAATGTTTTAGTGTAACTAGCGCCAACAATCTCTGTTCTCCAAGTACCCTCTTTGATGAATGTACCAGTGTAGTTTAAGTTAGGTGGTTTCATTGGGTCATAATTTTTTGTTTCTGCTTTCGTTTTCTTCTTACCATAACCTTGAATATATGTTTTTAAATCAGTTGTCGTTACAGTAGCTTGTACTTCGTCGTTATTAAGTCGATAGATGATAGGCTCTTTGGATTGTTCATAAAACGAACTTTCGTCATAAATATATATCTTTTTGTTATCTGCATAATAGATGTAACCGAACAAATCCGCACCTTCTATAAGATATTCCATTCCGTTTTTATTACCTAATTCATCTATAGCAACACGTTGCGTAAAATTACCTTTGATCTCGTATTCAAACTCAAGTTTATTGTCTTTGAAACCAAAATCTAAATACTGTTCTAGTGTCATTGTCGGTTTTGAATCTTCATCTGTACCATCTTCACTGTTCATTTCTTCACTTTCTAAATCTTTCTGTACAAAGTGATTTTGAAACTGCATGAAGATATGTTTAGCTACCACATCCACGCTTACCATAACACCGTCAAACTTCAAATCAGTAGACTTGATAACATACTTTTGATTATCCCAAATAACGATAAACTCATTCGATATTGAATTAAATATATCTTCATTCTTATTTGTCTTATAAGCAGTGAAAGAGATTGAACGCTCGTTGTTTTTCTCATATTCATATTTAAATGATCCATAGTCAAAATCTGTAATGATTTCGGAAAATGTACCTTTTTCATCTGTTAAAACTAACTGTGTCATCCCTTCACCTACCTATATACATAATTAAATATAAATTCTACTGTATGATTTTTAATACCATTACCAGCTATTTCAATATCGTTAAATCCTTTATCTAAGGTTAACCAACCCCAGTTAGTATCTATCCCAACACGTTCGTTATCGATAATAGGGTGAACACCATCGATAAGAATTTGAGTACCTCGTGTAATAGCTTTCTTATATTCAAACTCTTGACCTGTAGTGTGATTGATTAATTTGAATCCTTTAGGTGCGTCAACATTTATTTTTATCTTAAAGTTGTAACCTAATAGAGGATTAATCGCATCATCCGAACCGTTAAATATTTTAAATCTTGATGAAGTGTGTTTGTATTTGATATTAGAGTCTGATAAGTTTCCACCTTCGAATTGAAAGCCTGTATCTCTACTTAAACTCATTTGGCTAGTATCTAGTAATGATTCCGAATAACCTTTATAAACGTTAAACGTCACTTCGAAAGTACCGAATTTAGTTCCAATATCCTCGATTGCATTCTCTTCACAATACACTGCGTACTTCTTACCGGGCATATCAGAATGAACAACATAGTATGGCTCACGTCTGAACAATATACCTCGCAACCTCTGTTTTAATAAGTTGTAGTCTTTTGTATCTTGCCCTTCATACCAAAAACGTAATATTAATTGAAATGGACCAAAAGAAGCCGGACCCAATAGCCCGACTCCATCTCGTCCTTTCATTTCTTTTGAATTCACTATTACTTCTACGCCTTCTTCATCAAAATCTAACATTTTAAGATTGGGAATATCTGTCAAGACTTGTTCAAAAGAATCATCGTAAATCTTAACTGTTTTCAATCGTGAATCCCTCCTTATTACATACCATAGTTAAACCCTTGCATTCTTGCTTTTTTTCCTAGACCTTGCGACACATCGTCTGTATTGAATCCTTTATCTTGCCCTTCAATACTCTTACTAACACCTAGTATCTTCATCAACAAATTATTTTGCTCTCTAGTCGCTTGTAACTGTTGTTGCATTAGTTGTATTTCAGCGTCATTACTACTTTGATTACCATATTTATTACTCATGTCATTAGGTCGTTTGTTCTTCTTATCCTTAATCTTACTTTGTGCATAACCAATTAATTTCATTGCGTCGTTAGCACGTGCAGGATCTAGTGGAACAACTACTTCACTGTGTCCGTCCTCTGCAAGGTTATACATACCTTCACTGTTTATGATTCCACCTGTTTTATAAGGTAAGCCATGTCCAATACGGTCTAACATTTTCTTAGGTCCGTATGTTGCTTTAGCGTATCTCATACCAGCGATTAGGTTATCCAACGGATTCCAAATATCACCATGACCAGATAGTTTATATTGATTAAACGTTCCAGGTTTAACTTGTACTAAACCACTAGCGCCGGATGGATTTTTAGCTTTAGGGTTAAACGTTGATTCTGTTCTAGCTTGTTCTTGCCAAGCTTTAATATATTTAGAAGTTTGTGGTAATCCAGCCATACCTAATGCTTGTTTGATTTGTTTGCCGTATTTACCGCCACCTTTACCACCACCATTGTTTTCTTTTAACCAACTAGTAGGGTCTTTAGGTACGCCACCCCAACGCATTTCATAGTGAAGGTGAGCGCCGGTAGAACTACCTGCTTCTCTACCTTGTTTAGATGGGTCGCCGCCAGATAAACCTAGTAAGTCACCAGGTTTAACTTTTTTACTTCCACTAAATGCATGTTTGGATAAGTGACCATAAATAGTTTCCATAGTTCCTGATTTAACAGATACCATGTTACCGAATCCACCATTCCAACCTTTGCTAGCTGTGGCAGTACCACCTGTAGTAGAGAATACTTTTGTTCCATATGGATAGCCAATATCGAGACCGTGATGCGCTCTAGGGAATGGGTAACCTTGTGCTAATGCTTCGGCAGCTGTTTGTGCAAATCCAAAGTTGATACCGTGTGACAAGTCTAAGAAGCCACTATCTCCACTTCCTTGTTCACTAAACCAAGATGTAAATAAATCAACTATCCCGTTTTTTATCTTCTTGTACATGCCTGACATAAGTTTTCCAGGAATAGAATCTCCGCCTAGGAAGTCAAAATTGAAACCCATATCTTTAATTACTTTTTCAAGTAACTTTTTAGGCTTATCCATCCATTCCATTACGTCTCCCATGCTTTCTTTAAGGAAATTAGCACCTTGTCCTGCTTTTTTCAACGTTGTTTCTACTGCTTTTTTACTACCTTCTTTAACAGCGCCACTTCCTGCTTCCCACAGTTTTTCAGCTGTATCTAAAGGTCCTCCGCCAGCTTTCTTCTTAGCATCGTTTTCTAAGCCGCCGAACAAATCATCTTTCTTATTCTTTTTGAAGCCTAAACCTGCTAATAGATCACTTGTACCTCGAGAGAATTTTGGAATTGCACCAGAACTCATAAGACTTTGTGTATTACGACCGTTGATGACTTTATCACCTTTGTTCAATCCAACAAGTGTGTTTCTACCTTGTGGCGCATGTAAAGAACCGTTTTTACGTTGAATTAGTTCTTGGTGTCCATTAGCTCCTGAACCGTTGCCTGGCCCTTTATCATTTACAACTGCCATTGTAGGTTGATTAATTGCACCGTTAGAAACAAAGTTTTGAGAGTGTGTAGACTCTGTACCAGTGGATAACTTGATTGGTTTAATCATTTCTTTGCCCATACCAAGTTTGTCACCAACTGCGTTCACGCCACCGATAAGTTTGTTAAGACCTTTTTTAACTTTGTCTACCATATCATCGATAAAGCCTTTAATTTTACCGATAATATCTTCAAGCACATCTCGCATTTTACCAAATGTACCAGTTACTTTATCTTTCAAGGAAGTTGCAACATCTGTTACTTTGTTCCAAATTTTATCCCAAGTATCGTATAGGTTATTTTTTACTTTTCCTATGATTGACTTAATAGAATTTTTCAGATTGTTAAACTTATCTTTCACACCGTTCCATAATGATGTGGCAATTGAAACAACTTTATTTCTAACTTTGTTCCAGATATCGTATAAGAAATTTCGAACGCTGTTGAAAATTGATGTGATAGAATTTTTAAGTGAGTTAAATTTACTACGAACACCATTGTATAAAGATACTGCAAGTGAAATAACTTTACTTCTTATAGAAGCCCATATTTTGAACAGGAAGTTTTTAACGATATTAAATATTGTTGTTATAGAGTTCTTTAATGAATTGAATCTAGATTTCACACCAGACCATAACGATGTGGCAAAACCCACTACTTTATCTTTAATCCAGTTCCAAACATTAATAGCAAATGTTTTAACAGAATTAAAAATTGAAACCACACTATTTTTTAACCAAGTAAAAGCGTTTTTAACGCCAGTCCAAATGCCTTTTGCTAATCCAACGATTGTATTTTTAATTACGCCCCAAATTGTCTTAGCTATGCCTAAGATTCCAGCAAACGCTAATTGGAAAAGGTTTTTCAAGATACTTAGGAAGCTTTTAGCAACTTGTTTCAATCCCTCGCCGAATAGTTTCCAGTCACCTGTGAAAACACCAATAAACATTTTAACGAATCCCATTACCACATTTAGAACACCCATGATAATTCCTTTAATCGCATTGAACGCAATCATTACGGAATTCTTAACAATGTTAAACGCATGAACTAAACTACCCATTATCAGATTCTTAAAGAAATTTATAACAGGTATGGAATCGCTAAATGTACTCTTGAATAATCCACCAATGAAACCAAGTACCGGTTGTATGAATGTCCAAAATGCTAAGAATCCATTCTTTATATTATTTATGGCTTCCATAAATTGAGAACCGTATTTAGCCCAAAAATCACCAATAGTTTTTTTGATTTGTTGACCAAACTTCATAAACGCTTGACCTATAGGTGTTAGTACAGTCATGATTCCTGACCATAATAATTTGAATCCCTTAACCACACCTGTAACCATACCGTTCACAATATTTCTAAACGTTTCAGATTTCTTATAAGCTACAACTAATGCTGTACCTAACGCTACTACACCAGCAATAACTAATCCCCAAGGACCTAGCATGAATGTAGCTGCGGAACCAATGCCTTTTAATGCCATTCCTAAAAGTGGTGAAGCTTTTGTAACAGTTGCCATTACTCCAGATAGGTATTTCATTACACCACCAGCTTTTGTAATACCAACCATTATTGGTCCAAGTGTAGTCATAATACTACCTAATGAAGCTGTAAATACTCCTACAACTAATGTTAATGGACCAATCGCAGCTGCTAACGCACCGAATGCTACTATTGTACCTTGTAACCAACCGGGTAAATTAGTTAATTTAGTTGCTAAACCTGCGATAGCGTCTGCTGCCTTTCCTATAAATGGTGCTACTACATCACCAATACTAATTGCTAATGATTCAACCGCAGATTTCATTTTACGCATTGAACCACCAATACCGCCTTCCATTTCTTTAGCCATTCGTTTGGAAGCGCCTTTTGACCCATCAATGGATTTAGTAAGCTTCTTATAATCCTTTTCTGATGCGTTAACCACTGCCAACGCACCACTCATAGATTCTTTACCAAATATAGTTGCTGCTGCAGCTGCTTGTTGGTCTTTAGATAAACCACCCATGCTACTTCTCAATTGATCCATAACATCACGCATTGGTAGCATTTCACCGTTACTATCTGTGATAGATATACCGAGTTCATCCATCTTATCTTTCATCGCTTTAGTAGGTTTTGAAAGGTTAGTAAACATCGTACGTAATGCTGTGCCAGCTTTTTCACCTTTTATCCCAGCATTACTCATTAAACCTATAGCGACTGATGTATCTTCCACACTATAACCTAATGCACCAGCTACAGGTGCTGCATATTTAAACGCATCCCCTAAACCTTTTACATCTGTATTGGCTTTAGAACTTGTCTGTGCTAGTACATCGGCAAACTTACCACTATCTTTTGCTTCCATGCCAAAAGCTGTTAATGAATCGGTTACGATATCACTTACTTGTCCTAAATCTTCACCCGATGCTGCTGCTAAATCCATGACACCACCTATACCAGACATCATCTGTTTTGAATCCCAACCGGCAAGTGCCATGTAGTTGAGTGCATCTGCTGACTCACTAGCACTAAATTTAGTTTTAGCACCCATTTCCAACGCTTTATCACGTAATGAGTTAAACTCTTTACCAGTAGCTCCAGATGTCGCTTTAACTTTACGCATAGAATCATCGAAATCTATACTAGTCTTTGCAGCTAAGCCAAATCCAGCTACAACTGGTGCTGTGACATACATAGACATTGAACGACCAACACTTTTCATTGATTCGCCCACTTTATTTATCTTAGGACCCATTTCAGTAAAACTCTTACCTAATCTACCAAAACTACTGTTAGATACTCTAGCAGCTGCTTGTGATTCCTTTTGAAAGTTTTTAAACGAACTCGTAGTTTGTTCTAACTCATGCTCCAGGTAATTCAAAGTATCAGCTTGTTTATTATATTCTGTCCGTAACCTTGCAGCTTTCGCGCTATTTGCGCCTTGTTCTTGGGCTGTTTTTTGATATTGTGCGCGTAGTTCCTTAACGTTGTTTCTTTGTTGTTTAGTAGCTCCATCAAGTTCACGAATCCTGTTTTTGTATGAAGTCATAGACTTCTCGGAATTTTTAAAATTATTTCTTGATAACTTTAAATCAGAATTCAATGTCTTAAAACTACGTCTAACACCAGCAAGTGTGGCACCAATACCCATATCTTTCATGGATAAATCTATTTGAAGTCCTTTTATTCTTTCTGCCATTGTTCCACCTCCTTACTTACAAATTGCTAATAAAGTAATTAAAAGATACAAGCAGTCAACATGCTGTCACATTTGTAATGAATAGGCGCTTCAATAAACGCATTTAACATTTGTTGTTCCATAATTCAAAACCTCCTAATATTTACTGTCCAAAGGCTGATAGCATAGACGACTTACGTTCCGCTTTAGCTTTCGTGTTTAAATCATCGAACACCAAATAAAACGGAATATTTAACACGTCGTTGTACGTCTGTTCACCGTCTTTGACCATTTTTTTAATAGTTTTTTTCAAATTTTCCTTATGATCTTCCCAGCCATTTACTGATATTGATTGAACTTTTTCATCTGAATCAACCTCATCATCTAAATTTTGCCCACTACCTATGAATACAACTTGTTTGTATAGTTCGTGGGTGCCTTCGTACGATGTTAGACCGTCAATAAGTTGTCTTTTAGAAAACTGGTTATCGAATATACGGACAACTAGGTCTATCATTACGTGTAACTCGTCATTGTCTGGATTGCCTTTTAACGAAGCTAGAAAAGAAACACATTCATATACCAAAGAAAAAGGAATGCTCGGTCGTGTGACAAATGTTTCATGTCTCCCTGGCATTCCTTCACTATCAAAGTTAGTAGCTAATTCTATTTTGCTGTGTTTCATTCATATCACCTCTTATTACTTTAGAAGCTGTTTCAAACGCTTTTCGTTTTCTTCTGATAACTCACCTTGAGAAATAAACTGTATTTGTGCTCTTAACTCTGGCATTGCTTCTGGTGCATGCAATCCGTCCATTAACTCTTGTACAGTGAATTGTTTTTTATAAATATCTTCTGCAACTAACTTAAACATTTCTCTAATACTTTCAATTCCTGAATCTTCTTCTAGTTTTTCGATTTCTTCCACTTTCTCAAATACATTCATTAACTCACTGAAAGGTAAGTGTTTAGGTGTGAAGTATACTTTCGTTTCAAATTCACCGTTTTCTTTTTCACCTGTGATTAATTCGATAAAGTTTAATTTAGTTTGTTTAGCCATTTATAATTGCTCCTTTGATTTTGTATTTTTTATTTGCAAATAAAAAGAGGGCATTAAGCCCTCGGTGATTACTCTTCTTCTTTAACTTCTTCCACTTCTTTTAGGAACGGTTTACCAATTTTGTTATCTTTGCTAGATAACGATTCGATACGTGATTTACTAACTTTCTTATTAGCTGGTTTTGGATAGTTGTCTCCAACTTCATAAAGTTTATTTTTGTCTTCACCATCTCTAAACTTAGCTATTACTTCATATTTTTTAGCCATTTATGTCCCTCCTTATACTTCTGGTGATGCGTCTGGGTGTTCTTCGCCAAAGACTTTATTCCAGATACTGTGTAATGCTGTATCAGTACCTTTAGGGTCGAAACCTAAGTACATTGCTTTAGGCTTGTCATAACCTTCTACATCTTTCGGTATAAATGTTCCAGTTGTTGATTGACTAGAGAATTCAATTTCATCAGATGTTGTAGAACCTTCCACTTCTGCGAATGTGAACTTGCCAGAGATTAAACCTACAACTTCACGACCTTCTGCCGATGTACGTTCTAATAAGACTGCTACATCGTTTGGTGTGTCATTACCAACTGCTACGATTCCATCTTCGTCAACTTCTAAGCCAAATAAAGCTGTACGATCTTCAAGTGATAATGTATGGAAACCTGATTCTATTTCCACATCACCATTACTTACTGCAGTCTCCATCGTTCTGTTATCACCATGTGCTTTAACAACTTCTTGTTCTTTAGAAATTGTAATTTCTTGTAAACCTTTGATACGTTCCGGTGTTTTAACACCTGCACCATCTTCATTCAATACTTTGTAGTTAAAGTTATCTAAACCTGTAAAACTTGTTGTTTGTTTAGCCATTATAATTCCTCCTGTAAATTTAATTCAGAACGATAAAAAGCCCCCTCGTATCTACGAGCGGACCTGTATATTTTTAATTCTCTATCGTATTCTGGTTTGGCATTTGCGGTATTTTCCATTTTTAACTTTTCTTTCATCAACCTAGATATGTGATAACTAAGTTGGTTTCTAACGTGATAAGCTTGATAATAACTTGATTCTGGTACAAATAAATCAATCTGTACCAAGTAACTTAAAGCTAAATTATCATTATCTGCATATGCAAGTGGTAAAGTATCATCAATTTCACTCATGACAATGTAAGGTTTTGATGCGTCAGAGGGTTCTGGGTATTCGTAAAATTTAATTCTTTTCCCTACATGTTCTATAACTTGATTGTCGTTTATCAGCATATTATAAATGTTCATTAAGATATCCCTCATCTACATCACCCTTTCTCTAAATGTCTTTTAACTATTTTGAAATAGGCATCTCTACCACTTCTTAAAGCTCTATCAATTGCCCCTTTACCATCTGGATTGGGATTTTTGACAGTACCAAATTCATTTAAATGTATAATTCGGTAACGATCTTTAGGACCTTTCCAATGCACTTTTATTGTACGTACACCATTTAATGAATATGGCCTTGATAATGTGACTTCATCGATACTGGCACCTGTATCCTTAAAGGATTGGAAGTTGCCTTGTATCTCTTTAATTATTACTTGACCACCAGCGATAAGTGCTTTATCAGTTATCTTTTTCATTTTTTGTTTACCGTATTTTCGTTCTAATGCTCTTTCTAATTCTTTCATGCCTTTTAATTTAACTGTCATTAGCGACACCCACGACTTTTATAATTTCTTTATTACTTGAATTGAGTGCAAAATCAATGACTCTAAACGTTAAATCTTGATACAGGTCATGAATTAACTCGAACGTATCTGAATGTTTAACACGATAATCTGAATGAGGATTTCTAAAGTTAATCGTTATCTTATTGGTACCAGTAATATTACTTGTTTTTTCTAAGTCTTTAGTTGAGCTTTCGTAAACTTCACATAAAGTAGTGAAAACATCCTCTGCTTTGCTACTACCGGGTAAAGGTCCTTCATTTTCAACCATACGAAAAAAAGTAACAGGGACTCTAAGGTCTCCGTTACTTATCTCTGGTGGTTTATAACTCTTCTTCATAATCAACCTCCTTCATGTTTTCTAAAGCGAAAGAAGTGATTTGTGGTAAAAAGTTTTCGTGAAAATATTCTAATGCGTCGTTATAAGCATATCTTGTACGTTCATACACAAGTTCTGTACCTCTTATGTTTTCACCGACTACAAAGTCTTGGCAGCGATATTTAATATCTTCATACGATTGCTCAAGCAATGACTTGATATGCTCATCTTCAAATGTATGGAATATCTTCAATCGTCTTTTCATTTCATCTACTTGTGTTTGTGTGATCATTTAATCACCTACTATTAAACTTCAGGAGTTGGTTCTGGTTTAGCTGCGATATCTAAGTCATAAACTAAAGAAGTTTTGTTATCGTCTGGCATACCGTGTGCGTATTGCTTAGCGATGAATACATCAGCGTCTTCTAAAGCTAATGTTTGGTCATAAGACTTAATGTTAACTGCACCAGTTTGAACTGCGTAGTAACGACTACCTACTACGAATAGCGCTTGGTTTTCTTCTACAAATTCAGATGCAATAACATCTACATTGAATGGTAATGATGTAACCCATGAACCATTAACTGTTTGCATTGTATTTTGAGCTTTAATATAGAATTGGTCAGCAGGGTTAACTACTAAAGTTACACCTGATGTTACATCTACTTTATGTCCATTTTCTTTAGTAGATAGAGTTGTTAATGCACCAGCAAGTTCATTAGCAGTAGTTTGAGCGTCTGCAAATGTTAATGTACCAGTTGCTGTTTTATCTGCTGCGCCTGTTACAGTAATCCCATCTTCATCATACGTTAAATCTTTAGTTAAACCATATGGTTGGTTGGAAGCTGCACCTTTACCTAAAACAACGCCCTCTTCTAATTTAAGTGCCATAGCTTCTGCTAATTGTAAACGTACATAACGTTCAACCCATTCAGGACCAAAGTCGAGCATATCTTTCGGTACAATCGCAAATGCTGTTAATTTGTTTTGTGAGAAGCTTAATTCTTTAAAGTTAGCTTGGATTTGTCCTTGAATTTTACCAAAGATTTCACCCCAGATTGCAGCACCGCTTGGGTCTCCAACAATCATACGTGTTTTAATTCCAGCAATTTGGAAATTAATTTTAGATAATAAAGGGCGTGCTTGTTGCATATCTTCGAACACACGTAATACAGTAGATTCAGGCAAAATAACTTCTTCTTTATAAGTGTCTAAGTTAGCTTCATCTTCCACTAAGTTTGTGAAGAAACGATTTTCTTCTGCTGTTAATATATTGTCTCCACGATTCATACGTACTTGTTTATCTGTAGTAGTGTTGTGAACTTCTTCACGTGCTTCTTTTAATACTTCATTGTGTAAGTTTTGAGAAAAGGCAGCCATGTATTCAGCGTATTTATTTTCTACTACCTCTTGGTCTTCTTCATTGCGTACTGCGTTAAAATATTCATTCTTTAAGTTCTCAACGTCTTTATTGATTGCATCTTTGAACTTCATTGTCATACTTTTTCCTCCTATAATAACCTTTTAGTTTTCGGTTTCTTGTTTTGATTTTTAAACACTTCGTTTGTTAAGTTTGCTACTTGTTCTCGTAATTCAATGATTTCTGCGTTATTTTCTACTTGAGGGTCTTTAGGTGTTTCAACCTTCTCTTTTGTATCATCTGCAAAACCTTTGTCTACTGCATCTTTAGCAGTAAACCAAGTTTCTTCAGACATCATTTGAGAAATTTCATCACGATCTAAACCTGTTTTTTCTTGGTAAATATCCACAATGGATTCATCAATCGTTTCTAAAGCGTTTAGCGTTTTTTTAATATCGGCTTTATTACCAATAGCTAAAGTTGCAGCTTCATGTACCATGATTGAAGCACCTTTTTCCATTACAATAGAATCAGCAGCCATAGCGATAATTGATGCAGCACTTGCAGCTAAAGCAGTAACTTCTACTGTAATGTTTGATGAATGGTTCTTAAGGTAGTTGTAAATCTCAATACCTTGGAATACATCACCACCAGGACTATTTAATCTAATAACAACGTCTTTGTTCACATCGTCTAATGCATTCGCAATGTCTGCACTGTTGATAGTTTCATCTGCAAAAAATGACGCTTCTGCAACGGGTCCTCCTAAAGTGAGAATGACTTTATCGTCTTGTACTTCATTCTTAAACGAATATTTAGACGTTGCTTTGATTAGTTCCTTTTTCGTCTCCATTATCAGTCTCACCTCCTTCCGTTGAATCTTCTTTCTCATAGTTTTTAGTCAAAATAAAACGGTCTCCACCTTCAACAGGTTCAAGACCGAGCATTTCACGCACTTCATTTTGTTTAGCTGCGCTTGATGATATTAATTTGTCCACTTTTTCCGCATTCTTAATAGGGTCTACCTTGTTAATGCCTACTACTTTGACACATTGTCCTTTTAAGTATTCTTGTTCTGAGAAAAACTTACTATTTAATTCATCTTCTATCTTAGTGACTAGTGGATTGATACAGAAATCAAGATAAGCATCCATGGCATTACTAAGGTCTGACACATCACCATGAATAAGATTAGACGGTATACCAATAATCTTAGCTACATCATCAATGAATAAACGTTTAACTTTTTGTAAGTTTTCTGCGCCATTATCAGTACCATTGGCGTTATCTTTTGATAATTCTTCGTAATCGAATCCGGGTACTTGAGGTACTATGGCAACACCGTTGTTTTTAAATTGACTATATATTTTATCAATATACTTCTGTAACCTTGTCATTTTCTTGTCATCTATTTGACCGCCACCATTACCAACACTAACAATACCTCTAATTTGGTTCTTACGTAATTGCGTGTCCATCATACGACCGAACAACTCGCCGTAATCACCAAACAATCCATCTACAAACCTTTGAAGCTTGTCATTGTTGTAGTTTAGATAAACTACTTCATCCATCTTAAAATTACGTTTAAATACATAATCTTTAACTACTACATCTTTAAACAAGTCATCATAGACTGCATATTCTTCTCTATAAAAATCATCAGCAATCAATAAGTCATCGCTATCAGTCTTTATAATTAATACTTCGTTGTCATACACAAGTTTATAAATGACCTTATGCCAAAAGTCTGAAGCGCTAGAATCTGTATTAGGTCGTACATTTAATTTGTAATACAACTTGTCTCTAACTAATTCTTGTCCATCTTTAACCCAAAATTCCGATTGGCTAAAGGTACGAGCAATAAAGTTAATAGAGGTTTCAAGTGCAATACGTTTCAAATACGACCTACTAGCAGGGTCATAGGCTAAATCCAAATCAAGCATGTCTCGTAAGTCTAGATTCCTTTTCAGTATTGAATCAAAAATTCCCAATAAATCACCTCCTAACTAGAAATCAAGTTTATCTAATAAATCAAAAGCTTTATCTAAATCAATTTCTTCGATGTCATTGCTACGGTAAAGCGCATGGACAAACGCTTGGAATCCATCTGTTTTACGCCTGTGTTCATCCTTCTTTTCAAAAGTTTTGTTTGAATTTTTATCCACCTTTACCGCCACATTATTTGTGTACCAACGCATTAACGGGTTATCTCCAAAAACAATATGATGATTCGCAAACAACGTTTCCACTCTTGGAGCTATCAAACTGTGAACACCTCTAGGATTACGTATAACCTCTATATCAAAACCTGCTTCTTCAAACAGTGGACGCATTAAATCCATTCGGAAATTATCGGCTACTACTTTTTGAATTGCGTACTTTTTACGCATTTCTATAAACCAATTAACAATATGTGCAGGGTTAATTGATGGTTCATCTACAATTGTTAAATGACCTTCTTTCTCCCATTGTTTAATTGGTGGTTTAAGTTTAGCTTCATCTAGATAACCTTTACGAGCGAATGAGTGGGATATCCACACTACATCGTCTCCTTGTTTAAACAATAATCCGACTGCTGCAAAGTCTTTAATACTTGCATAGTCAACACCACCAATAGCTGTTTTGTTCTTCAATGGTGGAATATTGCGAGCTGTCGCAAGCACATCTTCACGAGACGCTACAATCTTACTTGAATCTTCTTCAGGTAAGTTCATACGTTTTGTTATAAAGTTTTCATAACCACTAGGACTATGCGTTAAATCTTTATATTGATTTAATACTTTACGATAAAGTCTTTTACCATAATCACTCATAGGTTCTTCAAACATTGGATTTGCTTTTGACCATGTACTAGGGTCATCTTTTTCTTCCTTATGGTCTAACTTACAAATGAATGGGAACAATCTATCATCAGGAGAATCGCCATCTAAAATTGCTTTAGAACGATCTTTCAATTTATCTAAGAATCCTTCACGAACAAAACCATCTGTACCTATAAAAAATTCTCTAGGATGCTTTACTTTACCAAGCCCACTAGAGAACACATCTACTATGTCATTGTTTTCATATCTGTGAATTTCATCATAAATGATAAATCCTTCACGACCACCGTCTTTACTGCCAGCGTTACTTGTTGCAAATTCAAATTTACTTTGTGTTACTTCTGATGTTATGCGTAATTTTGTTAAATCGAAGAAACCTTCGCCTTCAACATCGTTAATTTTTCCACTATATAAATTATGCTTAGTAATTTGCCTATGCATTTCTTCAAATGAAGTTTTAGCTTGTTTTTCAGTGTTAGCTACAACTGTGCCATCGTAATTATCTACACCATGTAGTTCACTTATCAAATAGTTAGATAAAGCACTAATCAAACCGTTCTTACCAGCACCACGTGCCACTAACCAAAAGAACTGTTCAAAGTATAATTCGTCTTCTTCATCAAATAAGAAAATAAATGCGATTAGAAATTTCTGGAATGGTTGTAATTTGAAATAAAACTTTTCTGTAAAAGCTATACATTTTTCAATTTGTTCATCATCGAAATATAAGTCTTCTCGATACAAAACATTAAGTTCCAAGTGATCTATCAATTTAATTCGGTCACTGTTTAAGTTAATTTCACCATTTTTATATTTATCTATGTACCTTTGTACATGCTTATTTACTTTCGTCATAATAAACTCCTGCCTTTTTCCTTCACTTCTTGCGCCACATCTTCAGGTAACAACCGCGTGAGTTGTTGTATGATTTTCTGATAAGCACCATCACGAGAATTGAAAAGTTTGGCTATTGGTCGCTCACGTTCGTATGGAGGGGCGTTCTCTGATTGAGTGAATAACTCATAATCGCCATTTTCTTGGATATCCAACCATGCGTCATCAAGTAACACACGCATTCTTGCAGCTTGAACAATTAAGCCTTGAGCTACTCTCTTTTTGTCATCGGGTATAGACTGAAAAACCTTATCTAAGCGTTTCTTTTCTTTATCTACTCGGGCTTCATGTTCTTTGATTTGTTGTTCATTTCTTTCCACAGTTATCACCTCTTTTCTATATATGCTTTAGGGAGGGGTTATACGCGATATTTGTTAGCAAATGTCGAGAAAAGACTCCCCACCTCGTTCCCCGAGGTTAAAATAAAATTAAAAATTTTTTGGTGGGGGGATTTAATTTTTTGAAAAATATTTTTTGAAAATTTATTTTTTTATTTTTTAAAATTACCACCATTCATCATTCCAATTTTCTTTTTTCTTTTTATAAAGATTTCTATCGTGATGATTTTCATGACAAGCAAAACAAACTGTAACTAAATTATCTATATCTAATGCTAAGTCTGGTCTATCCTTTAACTCCTGCTTATGATGAACAATTAATCTTGTGTCTTTAGACGTAACTACTTTGCCATTATCTTTACACCACTGACAATCTATTCATAGTTATCTCTTCTCAACGCTTCTAATCGTCCTTCTTTCCATTCTCTTTGCTTATAGAATCTTTTACGATCATTAGTATCATTGTAATCAATAACCATTAATAATCACCTACCTTTTCAAAACGATAACCATCTAAAGTTCTTTCTTGTCCGTTCAAACAATTGTATATCATCGCCCTATCAATATTCAGATGTCTTGATGCTGATTTAATAGAATGATGTGTAGTAACCTTACCTTCCTTAATGACTCTTATGGCAACCCCTTGCTTCACACCATTCTTTAACCTTCTTTCTTTTAAACTTCCATGAGCTTTATTATACAAATCTGTACACCACTCTAGGTTATCCACTGTGTTATTATCCTTTACTTCATCTATGTGATTGACTTGAGGTAAATTGAAAGGGTTATCAATAAAGCTTATAGCTACTAATCTATGAACTTTATATCTCTTTGAAACACCATCTTTGTTTAACATGACATCCTTGTAACCTACTCTATCGCTTCTCAATTTCAATCTCTGCCCCTTATATCTTCGACCTATAGCATTAACTCTATCTATGCTTTTTACATTGCCCATATTAGACACTTGATAATAACCTTCATAACCTTTGACATCTTTCCAAATTTCTATAGTAGTGTTATTATTATTCATGAAATCAATTCCTTTCTAATTGGTTTCCATTTCTAGGCAGTTAGCGCTGCGCTAGATTTTTTTTATGCTAACTCATATCAACACTACGAGCATGACTTAAAGTTATATAGTTGGAGTTCATGTGTAGTGTTCATATCAATAAGCACAAAGAAGACACACAGGTAATCACCCCTGCGTGCCTCAATATAATATAGTATTGTTATTTATAATAAGTCGCTGGAACTTATCGTATATCGATATTATATACCATACCTATGTACAGTACATAATAGTGTGTAATCTGTGCAAAGTGTGCAATATGTGCAGACTTATTGGTGTTTCATGTATGTGTCTACTATCTTATCTATACGACTGTATATACTTCTTCTACTAATACTTAATAGTCTTTCTATAGTCTTAATAGTCTCTCCCTGCTTAAGTAGTTGTAGTATGTGATAGTTTTTATCATTAGTGATATAACACTCTAGCTTATCTACAAAGCCTATCTCTTCTATAAGTTTCTGTGAGTGTCTCTTGTCCTTATCATTGCGTATCACTCTAACTAATACCTTATCTCCTGTCTGTCCTTGTCCTTTCGGCATTGCCGCCTCTATACCATACTGTCCTGTTGAGGTACTGTCGTACTCGTACACTTTATGTTCTAGCAAGTTAACACGCCAATGATAGCCTGTAATTAATTGTCTTACTTCTGATTCACTGTACATCTAATACCTCCAGTTATTTAATACGTTTATCCCATGCGTCTTTGATTTCTCTAATATCTTCATCCGTTAATTCTTTTTCCTTCAACCTCAACACCACATCGCCATGATCATTGAATATAATATCTAATAAGTACGATACTTCATATTCCAGTGCATCTATCTTAGAATCTTTGATTGCGTTATATATAAGTGAAACGATTGCGATAGTGCCTAATAGTATTGAGAGTATTATCCAGAACATTAGTTGTCCTCCTCGTTTATCCATTCCAGTAAATCACTTAGTGCTGCTTTGTAACCTTTATGATATGGGTGAACATCTTTCATATACATATCTTCGATTGTTTCTTTCAGCTTAACCTCTACGTCATCAATGTTCTTATCCATCTAATCCACATCCCTTAATAATTTATCTCTGTGTTCAACTGGTATCTTCTCTAACACATTTCTTATTGCGTACCATACATTCGTTACTGCACCTTTGATTCGTAAGTAAATGTATAAATAGTACAATGGATTGATATAGCATAGCTGCGCTTTACTGAACATCATTCACTCACCTCATAATCTTTCGGATGATCTATATCATCATTTGCCTGTAATTTAATAATGATTTCATTCGTAACGTATTTGCTTAATTCATATAATGCTATGATCAGTAGTGTTTTAAGTATTTTCATTGGTCACTGTCCTTTCTTATAATAAAAATTTAAAGATAAATATTATAAATCCTGCAAATAACCAAATAGGTAGTATTGACATAAGGACTATCTCCTTAACATCGAACAATCGTGATTTGCCACCGGTTACTTTTTCTTTCGCATCTTCCTTATTCTCTGCGTCCACTACAATAAATTCTTCATTCTCCTTAGCTCTAGTTACATCAAGAAAAACCTCACCTGTAGTGTGGTGTGTTTTGCGTACTAGAAATTGCATATAAGTACCACCACCAATAAAATAACTAACATTACATCTGCTGCAAAAATGAAGTATCTATATGGGTATAAAATACGTTTCAGCCAACTCCAAAACGGTTTAAAGAAACCAAGTACAAAATTTCCTATTCTAGTTAAACAAGATTCAACAATATTTGCGAAACCTTCCAGTATTTTCCTCATACACACTCACTCCTCATGTTGCGTAATTTGCTTAGCACTTTCTAATATTCCTAAAACTTTTATAAAGTCCATATCTGAACATACTACTGATTGGTTGGTTGTGCCGTCTTTCATTTCTCTATGAATAGTTACTACTACATCGTCATCGGACTTCACTTGATTAAGAGCATCGATTAATACATGTTTTCCGTTCATTTCCTCAACACCTCTTTAACTTTTTGTAGTATGTCTTTATCTTGTTCCACTTGAGCCAAATCGCTTAGTAAGTTGCTGAATTCGTTTGTGTTGTCCATCTCACACATTATCTTGAAAACTATCCCATATGCTTCATTCATATACTTACTAGGTGTAAATTCTTCTAAATGGTAACCGTAAATAAACATTTCACGTAGTTCTTCCTTCAACTCTTGCCATGCGTCTTTATATTGATTAGTTTTCATCGTCTGCCAAGTTTTCTCATAATCGCGTGGTTAGTCATTCCACAATCCCTCCCTTAATCCGATCCATTTCATGTTGTACGTTTTTATACTGACTGTTGCTCGGATTCGCATAGATTTTGTAGCGAATGTAAGATTCTAACTCTGCCCAATGATTACGTAACTCTTTCACATCTTCGATAAGTTCATCACGATTAGCTTTGTAAGTCATTATTCCTCTATACTCTTCTTCACTCATATGAATTGTGTTGTTTTTAGTGTTTATTTTCACTCGCCATCACTCCTTTATTAAATGTGGGTGTTCAAATTGATTACCTATGATTTCAAAGTTATCTTTCACATCATATAAATCTGCACTATCTCCACCGGTAAACTTCATTACAAAGGCACCATTAACGTATTCGACTAACCCTAATTCTTCACTATCAATATCTCTCGCTATATCTTTATCTAAATACTCAACTTCATGCACATCTTTAACCCCTGTGTATTGTAGTAGCTCCCAATCCACTCCTAAATCATCAGAAAAGTATGGTGGGTCTATGTCGTTTTCATTGTCATCCCAAGCTTGTAAATACCAAATTGAACCATCATCATAAAACCCTATAGTTCTAATACTTAACCATTCTTTTTCTTTTTTATCCCACGCTCTAAACTTAATCATTTATTCAACCAGCTTTCCATCAAGTCTTGTGTGATTTCTTCCCATGTTTGAATACCGCGTCCGTTTGTTAATTCGAGAATTACACCGTAAACATATTGATTGATACTGAACTCTGCTCTGTCCTGTTCTAACGGAATATGTCCTGTGCCTTGCCTGATGTCCGTACACTGTACATAAACTTTGTCATAATGTTTGCCGGCGTGTACTAACCCTTGTGCAAAGCCCATTTCGGCGATTGTGCCCTGATTGTGAGGGAGATAATCGAATATCAGAATGTTGCTTTCAGAAATTCCAGTCGTATCATTTCTCACAATGCGCTCAGCTAATCCTTCTTGTACTGCGTTAGCTTTATCATTTACACTCTTATCGTCTTGCGGTACATAAACATCAAAGCCTAAACGTTTCAGATCATCACGTTCCCACGCTCTTTGCATTTGGTCTCCGAGGTCTAGCATTCCGCCACCGAGATATATTTGTTTACTCATTTGTCAGCTCCTCTTTCTCGTTATTTTTGATAAAGAAAAATGAAGGTTCTACATTAAAATAATCAGAAAGTATTTCCATTGTTTCGAATCTAATTTGCGATTGCTGATTTAATGCCAAGTTAGTTATTGCTTGTCTTGACATTTTTATTTCTTTACTTAATTTCAATTTGTTTGTTTTATGCTTTTTGATTAGATAATTTAAGTTATGTGCAAAAACATTACTTAGCTCTGCCATTCTGTTTCCTCCTCGTAATTCTTAATAGCACGTTCCAGATACCACTTTGCTTTCCCCAAATCCTCTACACCATTCTTGAAAGGCGCTCTAAAAACATACTTGATCACGTTGCCTAAACAGATAGCTGTTTTCACACCGTACTCACTAGGCAATTCTTCCATAATTTCAATAACTTCAATTTTGCCTTTGTTGTAATGTGATGGATGATTGACGTTGCTTTGTTTATTACCAAATACTGCTCTTAAATTTTTCGCTGCTTTATTATATTTGTTTTCGTTTTCACAATCTTCTGACTTCTGATTACTTAAAGGCAACTTGTCAAAGTAATCTTCGTCTGTTAGTTCTAAAACCTTTTCTTGTCCGTCCGTTCTTACGATTGCCGTATCATATTCAAAATTCTTTTTAGATAAGTTAATGACCGTTGCACAATGCCCACCGTCTGCAATGTTCATACCTTTATAGTTGTAAATAATGATAGGATCGCTTTGATTGAGTTCATGAATTTTAATCATTTAACGCACCGCCTTTTTCATTAAGTCGTTCTCGCATAAGTATTTAAACCATTCACTAGGTTTGACTGCTTGCGGTGTTCCATCGTAGAGCCACGGTTTTAAACGCTTTTTTCTTTCTTCTTCCAATTTCTCAGCTTCCAACTTACGTTCAATATCATCTGTCGCTAGGTCATAATGTGTTCTGCCGTTATATTCTACGTAATAATCAATATCTCCTAAAATCTCATCAATCCATTCACCTTTTTTGACTCTTTCAGTAATCCGTGCACCTACAACATTGATACGTTCTTTTTCTCTTACTGGAATATAAAATGACATTTCTATCATTGGGATCATCCAACATATTTCGTTATTCTTTGTTACATAAGTCGAGTTGTATTTCAGTGCTTGCTTTAAAGTCCATCCTTCATTAATTCTTTGTTGAACCAGTGCTAAACTTAATTGTTTTACTCGCATTTCTGCTCTCTGTTTATTTGTTAATACTATTTCTCTACCATCAATAACTATTGGTGTTTTCGATTTTGCATACATTTCTCTCACTCCATTATCCATTTCATCTCGAAGTCATCTGCTTCAATCACTTCGCCGTCAATATGGTCCTCTTTATTTTTGTGAATCTCATCTATTGCTTGTTCCTCTGCTAGATATATGTCTTGAGTGTCTACTTCAATATCTTTCTCGAAAGTTAATGTGTACTGCATCCTTACTATCATTCGACCATCTCAACTTTCATAATGATTTTTGGCGTTTCCCCATATTTTTTAAAACTTTTAACTTCTACAATTTGATTATCGTCATGCCACAAGTGATTATTTGCAGCATCTAGTACTGTTTTAATCAAATTATCTATATCTGGTTTCGTACGTTTATACTGACCTACCATTGCTAGTCGCTTTTTGTTACTCCAACTCAAAGGTGGAATAAATAAGAATTGCAATGTTACGATTAAATCGCCTTCTATCATCAATTTCGGCATTTGTTTTTGTATGAACTTTTTATGATCCGTATAAGTTTTAGGCATATACGTTTGAACATATTTACCTCTCATGGAAAAACGTGGTCGAGGTGAGCCTATTGGTGCTTTATGTGTTTCGTTGAAGTTAATTTCTAATTCCATGCTGCACCTCAAATTCCGTCACAGCTGGCGTGTACGCTCTCTTATTTACTTCTACATCTATTTGCTTCTGTAACTTATCGGCGTTGCCATTTGCTGTATCTATGTGCAACTGAGCATATACTGGACTGCATCCTAATATTTCAATGATATTTTCTTTAGTTAACATTAAAAGTTTAATCCTCTCATCCGATAATCTTCGCCATTCATATTGATTGTGGTAGTATTCTTCATCATTCTGCTGAATATCTTGGCTAGATCCTTATTTTGTATTAATTCTTTACTGCTGTTGTTAGTTGTGATGATGTTGTGCTTGCCTGTTCGTGATTCCATAACTTCGAACATCTTCTGTACACCGAAGTTGCTTAATGATGTTCCGTAGTCGTCTAGTACAAGCAAATCTACATCTGCTATCGCTTTATCTAAATCTCTTTCAGTTAGCTGCGATTGTTTGTTATACGTATCTTTATAAGTAGTAATGAGTTGAGGTACATTCATGTACAAGACTGAATAGCCTTTCTCTCTTACTCTTTTGATAGTTGCCATAGACAAATGGCTTTTGCCTGTGCCATAAGTACCGAATAATAAGATTGATTGTTTATTGTCTAATGTGAAGTTGTTAGCGTAACGTTCCAGTAGTGCTTTAGCTTTTGCTAGTTGTTGGCTTGTCGGATCATAATTATTAAAGTTTGCGTCTGCTAAATCATCATTAATAATCGACTTTTTAAATATTGCATTAGTCTTGATACGTTGCTGCTTCTTCTTAAAATTTTCAGTAGACTCTTTAGCAAGTGCTATCATCTTGCAGTCACAACCGTCTTTAATAATTTGACCGTTATCAAATTCATAGTAGTCATAGTCACGACCGCACTTATCGCAATGCAATCCCATTTCTTGTTTAACTACTTTGTTTCTGAATTTAGCTTGTTTAGCTATTTTTGAAAAAGCATCCATCTAAAACACATCCTCATATTGCTTTTTCCAATCCTCATCTACTGCGTTAGATTGTTGCTGGTTGAGATAACCTTCAAATTTAGTACCGAATAATGTTTCTGGACGTAGATATTGGTTCATCTTGCTATCATTCATCCATTGACTGCTCATGTTGTCTATAACTTGTTTGAAGTCATCTAGGCTAAAGCCCTCTTTAGTCCTAGCTTTAATTAATGATTGAGTCTTTTTGGTAGTGTGCTTATACTGCTTGCCTGTCTTTTCATTCAGATAATCTACTACCTGTTGATACGGTACAGTCGGGTTGCCCGACAATATATTAGTACTATCATTATTAGTTAAATCATTATTAGTTAAATCATTATTAGTAGTTGCGGGTTTTCCGTTTTCGGATAAACCGTTTTTGGATTTTCCGTTTTCGGTTTTTCCTACGTAGGATTTTCCGCTCTTGGACTGTTCAAATACCAAGTATTCGTAACCGTCTAAATGACCTTTACTATTTCTTTTGCGCTTACGTACAATGTATCCAGTATCTTCCAACTCTTTAACACCTGAACGGACGCTATCTTTTCCATCGCTGCAATGATTTAAAATTTCAGTTTCGTAAATTTTCCAGTCATCCGGTCTACTCAATAAATAAAGTAGTATTCCTTTTGCTTTGAATGTAAGGTTGCTATCATGTATAAAATCTTTGTGTACAGTAACAAAATCACCGGATTCTTTAATGACTCTAAATGTTGCCATTATTGCATTCTCCTTTCTGGTATAATATTTTTTGAGGTGAAAAATATGTTTTGGTTATCTTTAATCGCAATTATTATTTCTGCAATTTCGTTAGGTTTAACTATTTACAAATACTATATTGATTACAAAGAAAATAAGTTAAAATTATCAGCGGACTTACAAAATCACTTTGTTGCCAGTACAAGAAATGTTTTTGAATTTAATTTTGTAAACGAAACTAAGTATCCAGTATCTATCACAAAGATTGTTTTAATTGATAATCATAGAAATTTAAAAATTAAATCGTTACAAAGCAAAACATTACTTACAGAAGGAAACGAAAGCAGCTCTTTACCTATTAATTTAGGGTCTTACGAAGCATATAAAGCGTTTGTAGTAATCGATTCAGATAAGATATTAAAATCATATGACTTTGAGATATTTACTAGTAAGGGCATTTTCACAACTGAACTATCAGGGAAGCTACCGAAAGAACAATCGCTATTAAATTTACGAAAATTAACGATAAATAAATAATGTGATCTTTTTTTGTCATTTCGATTCTCCTTTCAGCATTTTATTTAAACGTTGATCTACTGAAATCCAACTGTTTTCTAAGTGGTATTTTTTATTGAAACTATCCATACCGATAGTATGTTGTTCCTTATGATGTTCTGAACATAATGCAAGCACCTTATTGTTTAAGTGACTTATCTTGCGTCTATCGCGTCCTCGTCCTACCGCTTGATAATGTGCTAACTCTGCATGAGTTTTGCCACAAATGACGCATGTACGATTGACTGTGGACCAGTAAAGAAAGGCTTTATCTTCTTTCATGAGGTCGCTTGTTTTGTGATTGAGTGGAATATCGTTATAGAAAACCCAGTCTATAATGACCTCGATAATTTGTTTGGCTTGTTCTCTTGTACAATCACTCAATGAGAGGGTCGTATCGTAGCCGTATAGGACTTCTACGTAATCCATGAACAAATACCTCATATAGTCTCGGGGTTGCCCTGTGTGGCTCTCTATGTCGTTACATAAAGCGAATATTTTCCTGCGTTGTTTGCCAGTGATAGAATTTGGATCTATCACTGAACAATCAACATCAATAGGTTGGTTTACATCTAGCAGTTCTATAGCTTGTTCTGGTATCTCTACACCTGTAACAACTACATCATACGAACCATTATTATTTGGTTTATATTTAATGATTTTTGACACTTATATCATTCCAATCAGAACGGAAGATCATCATCACTTATATCGATTGGCCCATTCGCATTAGCAAACTGATTATTACTATCATTCACACTTGGTTTGCTTGATTGCTCACTGCCTTCGTTTTTTTCATTCTCTTTAATACCAACCTTTTCATAAATTGGTGTGCCGTCGAATTTCCAAAAACGCTTTAATGCCGTGTTCCATTTTTCTGTATAGTCATTGTATTTACGTTCAAGTTCAATATTGATTGGTTTACCAATTACATCTCTTTCAGTAAAGCTGAATTGACCGTTGTTATCTTGAATTCCTATTGCTTTTAAGAATGTGTATAACCAGTTTTTAGCGAAATCATTTGACGTATCACCATTAGCGTAATGAGTAAATTCGCCCTCTTCTTTATGCGTGAATGTGATTGCTAATTGCGGATGTCCATTCTTGCTTTCTTTATTTTCAAAACTTCTAACTTTAACACTGTATTGGCCTGGTTGCATATAGTTACCTAATTCTTGTGCGCCTTGTAAATTTAAATTGAATTTCATATTTAATTACCGTCCTTTATTTTTAATTTCCGTTTTGCGCCATATCTACAATTTTTGAAATTGACGCATCTTTGATTCTTGGATTATTGATTGTTATTTCGGGCTTGTGCCTAACCTTTGTTGTATATAAATTAGAAGGTTCCACTGAAAACACATAATCATGAGTTGTATTTCCATTTTCATCAGTATGATCATCAATAAATGTATGACCTATAATGTCGAATTGAGTTACTAAATTATTGTGTATTGCAGCTTGTACTTCTATTGAAATTCTAGGATTGATAATGTTTCCGTTTTCGTCCTTATCTTCTGTGTTCAATCCTTCATGACCTGTAAGGACAACATGGAAACCCATTTCATTTTTGACTTTTAATAAGTGCCTAATTGAATTAACAATTAATTTAGAAGTTTCACCATAATCTTGTATTCTAGCTTTTGGTACATTGTTTTTTTGTAGAACGTGCGCAAGCGTTATATCTCTTAATTTTTGAGCTGTTTCAATAACTACGACGTCTACGGGTACTCCTTTAGCTCTTACTGCTGTTATAATTTTTTTAATATTCGCTACTGTATTTCTAAAAGCGTTGTAACTATCAACTTTTTTAACAAAACCCTTTTTAGTAACTTGAGTGCCATCTTCATGTACATCGATAATAAAAGCGTTATTTTCTCTAGTAGCTAAAGTTGTCTTGCCAGTTCCCGACTTTCCATAAGCCATAATTGAGTAAAATTTTTGGGTATCTTCGTTGATTTCCTCAATGCCTAGTTGTTGTAAAATGTCTTGTTCTTCACTCATCTAATCACCAAGCTTTCAGTCACTTTAAGTTCAGCACCTGGCACTTCTTTGCCTGCTTTCAAATCGTCTGTCAGTTGCTTAGCATTTAGCTTAGGCGCTTGAGATAACCAGTATTCTTTAGGGATTAGCTTTTCATCTGTAATTGACTTGCTTGGAGCATTTCGCTTCTTAAATACATAGTTTTTAGAGGTACGATAATTAGTTAATTCTTGAACCTCTAACATGTCCTGTAGGTAGCCTTTCAATTTATCAGCTAGGTTCAGTTTCTGTTTTTTTAGAGTTTGCAGACGCTTGATTTCCTTTTCTATAATTTCAACATCACCTTCTGCTGAGCGTTTGAGTCCGATAATGTTATCAACTTTAGTGTCCATATCTGCTTTAATTGCATCTAATGTGTCCTTAATATCTTCGAATGAAAAACCTTCATCCATTTTGTCTAAAACTTCTTTGTAACCTTCAGATAAGTTATATAAGCTGGCCATATTTACCCCCACCCTTTCGAAAAGTAAGCCATGATTTTATCGAGTTCATCTGTCTGTTCTTCGATAAATGTATATACATCTTGTTTAATAATTTCTTCTGCAGTTTCAATGTCTGATAAACTTGTGACTGCTGTTTTTGTGACGTAAACATTATTTACAGTCGAAATTAAAATACTGATATGATCATCTTCTCTTGCGACTTCTCTCATAAACTCAAAGCCGTCTACCTTGAATTTATGACGCACTACTGCACCTTGTTCAAAATACATTTGATTATTCCTCCTCAAGTATCGCTGCTAAAATACCTCTTTCTTTCCAAAATTCATAAAAGTGTTGGCAAAATTCTTTAGATACTTCCATGTGCTACACCTCTTTTAAATTTGAATTATTTAAAAATTTGTTGATAAAGTATTGTTGACCCTTTCCAGTTACTTTAGGTGTTCGTACAACACGACTAGATCCGTTAGGCTCGTTGACTGTTCTCTTTTTAAGGTCTAGTATTTCTAACTCCATACTTTTTTGAGTTGGTAAGTTGTAACTCTCGCCACGTTGTTTGATTAAGTAACCGTTGTTTCTTAACCATTCGAACAAGCGATTTTGCCCGATATTCACACCGTTTTGTTTTAATAACTTGGCTAACTCGCCTACTAGGATTGAGTTCTTACTACCGACCACTGAATCTGCAAATAATACTTTCGGTTTATCCTCGTCTATTTTTGTTTCTAGTTGATGGATTGTGTTATTTGCTATCTTCAAAGCACGTTGCATAATCATTTCTGGACTATTCCATGCTTTCTCGACTTGGATAAAATATTGTCTTGCACGTTTACCAGCTTCACTGCGTTGTATCATCGCAACTTCTTTTGCCATATCAATCGTAATAACGTGGTCTATGAAGTGAGTTACATTTCCTTGACCTGTTACTCTTTTTTGAGTAATAGCTATATAGTCACTATCTTCTTCGAAACCGTATCCAATCATTCTCTCAATCCAATCGTTGTATCGAGTCTTAACTTCTAATGCTTGATGTAGTTCTCGACCACTAACAGCTATTTCTCCGTTTTCCTTTTCTTGAATGTTGAACATGTCGCTAACTTGTAATTGGTTCATTTAGTTGCCTCCTTTTTCAAATTTCCGAAAAAACTCGGATTCAACTCCAAAAAAAATATTATCAGAATCTACTTGATACAAATCTTCAATTTCAGAAATAATATTTCTAGGAATTTTAGAATTGTTTTTCTCATATCTAACTAATGTATCAGTGTTGATCCCCAACTCTTTAGCCGCTTGAGCTTGTGTCATTCCTGTATTAACTCTTGCTGCTCTCATTGTGATAATCATTAATTTTCAACTCCTTTTCTGTAAAGCATGCATTAAGTATATCCGAGCTATTTCGGAATGTCAAACGTTTTTCATCGGAATTAATTATATTTTTTCCGAAATTATCCGTATTTTTCTTGTATTTCTGTTTTTCTTCCTATATAATCAAATCAAGAAGTAAAAATAATAAATGTGAGGTAAGAAAAATGGATAGAAATCATGAACTTAAAGTGCAAATCGCTAATAACATCAAACGAGAAATGAAACGTTTAGGCTATACACAATTAGCTTTATCTGAAAAAAGTGGAATCTCTAAAAGTACTATTTCTGATTACTTAAATAGTAAAACTTTAGCTAATCCAGCAAACATCCAGAAAATAGCGGATGCGCTAAATGTTAAAAAATCTGATTTAGATCCATCTTTCAAAAAAGAAAGTGAACCTTCTACTTTAGCTGCACATTTAGAAGGACAAGATTATACACAAGAAGAATTAGATAAAATATTAGAGTTTGCAGAAATGGTTAGAAAAAGTAGAGGCAAATAATTAAGGGGTTGTAGCTATATGAGTAACTATGAAAGCTTGATGATTAAACATGAAAATATAGCAATCGAGGATAAGTTTGAACTACCGGGAAAATTTAAAGGATTTTACACAGACGGTGTTATCTTAATTGATAAATATTTAAGTTACACTGAGAAAAATGAAGTGTTAGCGGAGGAACTGGCACATTCTAAAATTACATACGGTCATATTATTAATGAACGTGAGATATTTAATAGAAAGTTAGAATTAAAAGCACAGCGTTTAGGCGCGGAAATGATTGTTACTTTAAAAGGTATTATTGAGGCTTTTAAAATAGGCATATATAACCTGTTTGAACTTGCCGAACATTTTGAAGTGTCAGAGGGATATGTATTAGACGCTTTACAGCATTATAAGATGAAATTCGGTTTATCAACCTATTACAACGGCTATATCATCAGATTTGAACCGTTACAGGTTTTTAAATATATAGATAAAACAGAATAGAGGGAATGTGGAATGAAAAAGGTATTTGCATTATTACTTACAAGCGCGTTAATTTTAGGTGCATGCTCTAACGGAGGGGCAGAACAGAAGTCAGACAAAGTAAATGAAAGTAAAGTACAGTATAAAAATAATACTGTCGTACTAGATCAAGCAGTCTTATATATCAAAGATGTGTTTATTTTGAAAAATAAAGATAACGGTAAAAAAGAAATTGTTTTCAAGTACGAAGTCAAGAATAAGACAGATAAAGAGGAAATTACACCAAGTAATATTTTTGGCGTTGCTACACAAATTAAACAAGATAACGGTAACACGGTTGATAATTTAAATACTGGAATGAGCCTTGTACCAAACGGAAAATATAAAGAGTGGTTAGAACATTCGAATGATACTATCAAAAAAGGTAAAACAGCTAAAGGTATGTCAGGGTATGAATTAAAAAACGATAACAAAGTAACAGTAAAATTCACTCAAGGTGCAGGCGGTAAAGATTTAGGTGAAAAAGTATATGATTTATCTAAACTTAAAACCGTAGATTATTCTACATCCAATGATGCAAATAAAGCTGTACATTCAGATGACGAAAATAGCCAAAACGAAACAGCTAATAGTGAAAATACTGACGTTGCAAATGCAGATACTTCAACACAAACAACAGAAAAAGATAGTCAAGTTAGTAATAGTCATAATGACAACACAGCTACAACAAATTCTGAAAGCAAAACTACAAGTAATCAATCAAATGGTATGACATCGCAACAAGAGAATGAATGGAATCAAAACAAACCTACAACTCATGACGAGTCACAAATGGAAGATCCTAACACTCCTTCTTATGCTCAGTATCAAGAAAACAAAAAGTTTTCAGATGATATGAGAAGTAATCCATCTAAATATGAAGGAGTCGGCGGCGGACCAGGACTGGTTGTTAATGAAAATGAAACATACAATCAATATAAAGATAGAGTTACAAATGAGTATAAACAGCTACAACCATAAATGGCTAACGAGAGTATCTATGGGTGGTTCCCCCACCCTATATATTTTTTATCTTTTTAACCGAACGTACGTTCTTTTAGGAGGTTATAATTACAATGAAAGTGGCAATATACTGCAGAGTTTCAACTTTAGAGCAAGCAAATGAAGGATATTCAATCGGCGAGCAAGAAAGAAAGTTGAAAGCATTTTGTGATGTAAACGATTGGAAAAAGTATGAAGTATTTATAGATGCTGGTATTTCTGGCGGTACGATGAACCGACCAGCACTAAATAAGATGATGGATAATATAAGAAAGTTTGATTTAGTCCTTGTATATAAACTGGATCGTCTTACACGTTCAGTTAAAGATTTACTTGATATGCTTGAAGTGTTTGAACAAAATAACGTGTCATTCCGAAGTGCGACCGAAGTATATGATACTTCTAACGCTATGGGCAGGCTATTTGTTACATTAGTGGGTGCTATGGCGGAATGGGAACGTGCGACTATTAGAGAACGAATGATGATGGGAAGAAAAGCTGCGTTTGACTCTGGCAACTTTGTTACTAATCCCCCTTTCTACTATGATAAAGTAGATAATAAGTTAGTGCCTAACAAACATGTGAAAGTGTTCAAGCAGTTAGTTAGATTGGTTAAAAAAGGTTATAGCACACGTGAGATAGCAACTAAAATGAATAATAGTAATATCAAAGTACCTACAATTACTAACTGGAATAAAACGACCGTATCGCGTGTTTTACGTAATCCAGTAGCAAGAGGTCACACTAAGTTTGGGGATATGATTTGGAAGAATACACATGAACCTATTATTTCTGAACAGGAATATCAAGAAGTTGAAAATATGCTTCATAAACGTACTATTGTATCTGTCCAAAAACACACTTCTTTATTTAGAGGTAAATTAGAGTGTCCTAATTGCGGTCGAAAGTTACACTTATCTGCGCAGACTAATAGACAATTCGGTAAAGCATATGAAGTAAGAAGATATAACTGCAGTAAATGTACACGTGACCCTAAAGTGCAGAATATATCTTTTAATGAGTCCGAAGTAGAAAAAGAGTTTGTTAAATATATGAAAAACATCACTTTAGATAAGTTTGAAGATAAAACGAAGGAACAGAAAGAGATTACTATTGATATTGATAAAGTCATGAAACGACGTGCAAGATTTCAAGAAGCGTGGGCGGACGGAATGATTACTGATGATGAATTTAGACAACGTACGCAAGAAACAGATCAACTCATTGAAGAATATGAGAAACAACAAGATATAGTAGATAATCAGAAAACTATAACTGCCGAGCAAATAAAGTCTATTCAAAACTTATTTGAGAGAGCATGGGAACATGAATTGACTACCGATGAAATTAAAGCTGCATATGTAAGAGAAACAATAAATCAAATTCACTATGAATTTATACCTAGACGCAAAAATAAGAATGGTACAGTAAACACTGTTAAAATCACAGATATAGACTTGAAATTTTAA